CAGTTACATCGGTAGCGATAGCACTTGAATAAATAACGGCAGCTTTGTCGCGTACACCAAAGGCTACTCGCATTTTAATAACGGCTGTTTTTTGTCCTTCGGTAAGGTCGGCGGCGTTATATCCAATTTCCAGTTCGATATTTTTACGAATACCTAACCATACCTGTTTTGAATCATCGACAACCATTGTATCGGAAGTTACATTTGTATTTGGCATAATACGAAGTCCACAGATTGCAACAGGAACACCATTTGCCCCAAATACTACCTGGCGATCCTGAATTGAATCTGAAATATCATTTTTCAATGATGCCAGATTTGCAATATCAGTAGGGTTCATCCATACCTGATCTGGTTTATATTTGTTGTTTTCGCACTGCAATTTCATTCTTGCCACAAGGTCAACAATAGTTGCATTAGTAATAGTTCCATCCCATGTAGCTGCAAACGCAGTCATTTTGTTGGCTGTGAACAGTCCTGCGATGTCGGTTGAATCATCACCGGATGCACTTAACACCTTTGAATCAACAGAATCCAGAAGTTTATCGGGTGCGGTTACACTGATTTCATCCATTACTTCATCCAGGTCATCCAATGTTTCATCATACAAGATGAAATGAGTTGCAATGTAGAAAGCCTTGAAATTTACAGTAGTAAGCAGGAAACTTGATTTACCTGAAGCAGAACCTTCAGTTTTTGTTGCTGTTCCATCGAAATAAGTACCAACTACCGTTAAAGTCATGTATGGTTTACGAATGTTTTTCGTACTCATTGAGCTTACCACATGTGGGTAGATGGTTAAAGGAATACCAACACGCATTGGGTCAAGGTCTGATAACCGTTGCAGATCAACATAATTACCACTGATATTGCTTTGCAGCATGTCAACAGCGACTTTTTGACCAACCAATAAATCAACCCCATTTTCAATTTCGAACTTCGGTGATTTACGTCCACCATCTTCAAAGAATTTCACCATTGAAAGACGTTTTCCGTAATCGTCGTTTACTTCTTTGAGAAATTCATCCTTTTTTTCCATAATAGCATCCTTCATTGCCTCGCGGAATGATTTTGGACGTTCCATTTTTGTTTTTAGCCCTTCTTCTTTGAGAGCTTTCATCTGCAAACTGTTTTCAGTTACAGATTCGGTAAGTTTTTCCACGCTTTCAGCTAATTTTTTTACTTCGTCGTGGTTGTCTTCCTTGCTGTTCATTTGTTCGAGCTGCTTATTTATTGCCTCAACTTTTTCATTAAGTTCCTTTTCGGATGCAACTCCTTTCGTGCTGTCAGTAATTAATTGTTTAATCTCTTTCAGCAATTCTTCTTTGTTTAATTTTTCGTCACTCATTTTACTTCATGTTTTAACTAAACATTATATTTATTATGTTAATCATAATGTTTAAATTTTTTTGATTCCTTTAATTAAAAACTCGTAAATATTCTCCTGTTGCGGCGGGTCATTTTCTGAATGAGTGTCTTTTGACGGGTCATTTTGATGAGTGCCGTGTATAATATTTTCTTTCATTTGTGGTGTCATTTCATTTGCACCTAATAATACAGTGCTACCTTCTTTAAAAACCTGGCTTTCCTTCATTACGAAAAAATAACCTGATTCATCGGGGACTTCCTTATTTACAACCAACGGGTAGTATTTGTCCCATACTGCTTTTTCTTCCTTATCAGATGGTTCGTCGCTGTTCATTGCCATTTCAAGCTGAATGTATCTTAACCGGATTGAATGCTGAACAGGGTCGCCATCACGGTAAGCCATGAACGCATCTTTTTGCGTTTTTTCTGACATCTTCGATTCGAACACCAACACTTCAGTTTCTCCGGCGTAGTTCTTGCCAAGTTTTGTCCATGCCACCTTTTCGAGTGTAAGCGAAACATCGTTGGGATAAGCCACCACGCTACCCACCTTCAGTTCGTGGTTTACAACATGAAAAGTTTTTCCGTTTTGCTGGTCAACCGAACGTTTCCATGTCCCTTCAATTCCCATGTCGAGGTCGTAATCAACATAGTATGCTGTGTTCATTGCCACCTTAACAGCGTCGCCAAATTCGAGTTTTTTTGTTCCCGTATCTTCCTTTTTTGCCTCTGTTTTTTCGCTGAGAATGAAATCACAGTCTTTTGATTTGATGGCAGATTTTTTAAGTTGAATAATTTCGTCTTTATTCAGCTTTAATGCTTTGAGCATTTCTTTCCTGTCTTCAAACTCCTTGTTTAATTCTTTGCAAAACATCACTTTAGTATTTCGTTATCCGACTTTTTAATTTTCTTTATTTTGCTTTTTAAAAGCTTTTCCTTATCGAGTTTTATCATTTTCTTTTTGTTCTCGATTGCCTGTGCTATTTTACTGTCCTTTTTCATTTTCAAATTTTATTAATTGATTTTTAAAACTATCCGTCGTAATTACAGCAGAATAAAAAGGAGGAGATTCACCCTCTGTTACATCTTTAAATTCTGAACAAATTCCGGTATAAACAACATCATAATAATGTGGCCTATATTCAATGTGAATCGGAGTAAAAACACTAAACAATGTTTTTAAATATTCATTATTGCCTTTTTTTATTTCATCGAACAGAGGTTCTGATAATTTTATTCTACCAACTCTCATAACTATAAATTTTGTTTATCGAGTGAATCGTTAATTGAAAACTGTCCTTTTATCTTTTGAATGATTTCCAGAGGCATTTCTGTTATTCTTTGATTAGCCCATGATTCGTTGATTTGCTCCCTTCCTATTTCCTGTCGCCATTCATTATAAGTACACCCACCTGCAAAAAACAGTTCCTTGTTTGCCATGCTCAGGTTTTTAACTGTTTCTGACCGTTCTTTTTCATCGATTTGTGCGGCTGGAATATGTTTGTAACTTGCCACATATTCCCAGTCGTAATCGCGGGTTTTAAGCCATACGTTTAAATCTTCGATTTTATCCTCAAATTCGGGGATGGTCGTATTTTGATAAGTACTTCGTTCGGCAATTTTCTGGTTTTCGAAAGTTGCGCCCCGTTGTTCCATTTGAATTAAAAGCGGATGCACACCGTATTCGTGGCAAACTATTTTAGTGTCGGAAACAATTTCATTAAGAAGTCCGAGTTTACGAACATCCTGATCAATTGCCTGATATTTTATGTTGTGGCGTGTAACCATCCATTTTTTTTGCCCCGGCAATAATCCATAACCCGACAGATCATTTTGTACTTCTTCTTTTTCATCATCTTCAAGAATTTGTGTACCCAATTGACCATCGGACATATTGCTTGATATAATTCCCATCATTCCCATATTGCGTGCAATAGAATTCCGGCTTTCATAAGCAATTGTGATATTGCTAAGTGGCATTTCAAGTGAAATCTGTCTTGATTTTCCAAGAACTATATCTTCCTTAACATCCAATGTAATATTTGGCTCTTTACGATGAAGGATTTGTTCAGTAGTAAATATTTTCTCATTTCCATTCCATTTCCAAACCCAGTTTTTAATAATCCCATTTTCCTGAAACTGTTCCCAGTATTTATTTGTAAGTGTTGGTTTCATGTATTGGGGCCACACGTTCCAAAGTACCTGAACATCTTTAATATTTATCTGTTCAGAAACAGAGTTGCCATATAAAAAGGCATATCCGAAAACATCTTTAAAGATAGAGTTAAGCGCAAAGAATTCTTTTCGTGACTGTAACGGGTTCGGGTTATTAATTAGCCGGAACATTTTTTTTACAATAGCGTCTTTGGTGCTGTTTTCCCTGAATTTCTCTACGCTTATTAACTCTCCTGTTTTTATATTTCTGAGGAATATTCTGGCATTTGATTCGAGCGATGCTTTTACATTAACAACAGCGTGCAAAACAGGATTTTTGTAATATTCTTTTTCGAATTTTTCGGGGCTTTGGGTAGTTTTAATCCAGATATTATTATTGTACAGGAATGGCAACGATGGGTTAATTGTAACAGTTGGGATAAAAGTGGCTTCTTTTAACCGTAAAATATTTTCACGTATTTTGGTTACATTTGTCATTTACGGCTGATTTTGATGGTCCATCTCCAGAATTTAATTGTGAATCTTTTGCGAACCCGGTTTTTATAATCTTCAAAAAGCGTCTTGTAGTAATCTTCTATTTCGATAAAAGCGTTTTCTTTAGTCCAAAGAGTTAATGCCTCTTTTTCAGAGCCATCGGCAAATTTTATTTTTCCTGCTACATAGGCGTCAAAGAATGCCGCTTTTGACATTAAACTATCGTAAGTCTCTTTTTTAAGGGTTACTTCCTCAAATTTTATGTTCATAATAAATATTATGTTAAACAAATGTAATAAAAAAATAATTTAATAATCAATTAAGTTAAATTGATTTTTACCTCATCTAATTTAATAGCATATAAATTGCATTAAAACGACAACTTATATGCCGTTATCGTTCAGTTTGAACTAAACCAAATGAGAGATAAACACATTAAACTATCGCAGACAATTTTAAATATGATTGTTATCGGTCAGTTTAAACTAAGAATAAACCAATGAACATAGACCAAAGAATAAATGAGGTATTAGACAAATTTTGTAAGAATGATGGTCAATTAAAAGTTGATTCAGATTTTAGAAAATATTACAAAGAAAATACTGGAGTATTCGATCAAATGATTAATGAATCGAAACTAATTACCAAAAATATTCAAGGGAAAATTTATTTAACTCAAAAAGGAATAATAGTTTGCAAATTGGGTGGATGGGTAAAATACTTAAAACGAAAAAAGAGTCAAAAAAATATTAATAGATTTAAAAAATATAAAATCAAAAATATAAAATCTTGGATTATAGGAAGTATAATATTTCTCGCAGCGGCTACCACCCTGTTATTAAACGCAATGGATATAATACAAATTTTCCCTCAAAAAAATAATAGCATAAATCAAAACCAATTTGAAGTCCCCAAAGAAAAAAACCAGCAGCAAAAAGATATGTTGGAGTTATATGATGATTCTCTAAATATTCAAAAAACCGATTCATTAAACTAAAACTTAAATTATGAATAAAAAACAAAAAGCAATAACCATATTACAACGACAAAGAAATAAATTAGAAAAACTTAAAAACCCAACGGACATAGACGTTGACTGGGTAATTCAAACAAAAACATATATCGACAAGTTTTTTGGCGAAAATTCGCCACAATCTAAAAGATTGATTGGAGTTCCTATCGCTCAAGAAACAACTCCTAATTTTATCCCATTTTTGAAAGATTGTATTGAAACGATTAATGATATTGGATTATACAAGAAACCTAAAACTAATTTTCTATACACAATACCAGAATGGGCAGCAAGCCTATTGCTTACTCTAATTTTCATTATTGGAGTAACAGTTGGCGAAACAAAATTAGTGTCGTCAATATTTAAGCATAAAGACAAAGAACAAACATCAGAATTATTTAGAATTAATTCCCCTGTCCCATCCGCGAGCATAACCAAATATTTGACCAAGTACAAATGCGAATAGAAATACAAATCCAAATAACAAAATGTCAATCAAAATGCAAAAAGAATAAAACCGAACGATAACACAATGTATATTTCATTTGCCAGTTACCAGAACGATGATTAAACATTATTTTAATTAACTCCTATCCGGTAAATATATGTTAAGTACATCTTATGGCAAACAAAACA